ACGATCCCCCAGATGGGTGTAGAGGCAAAGTCGGCCTCGGTGTAGTTCGACGCGCTGGTAACGCGCGCGTAGCCCGCTGCGGCACCAGCTACGCCGTGATCCACCGCATAGGACAGTGCGCAGCGGCCGAACACGACCGCGCTGTGAGTGCTCCACATATCGGTGGTGGCCGGCGCGGAGTTGTAGTAAATGTCATTGCCTGCAGGCATCGCGGCAAACGGCGCCGCCCCATCGAGCCCATGGGCCTCCTGCACGCCATAGACAGTGCCCCAGTCCGCCAGCCAAGCCTCGGGGGGTGAGCCCACCGCATCGGTGCCGATGGGCATCTGGAACGAGGCAAAGCGCCGGTATGAGTAGGTGCCCGCCGAGCCGTCGCCCGCCATCTGGATCGGTGGCCGGTAGGTGAAGTCACGCACGGCCTGGTGCGATGCCTTCGAGGCCGTGGTCTGCGGCAGGTCCATGTCCCAGGCAGAGCCAAATGCCAGCGCGAAGATCGCCTGCATCCAGTTCGCATCCCACCAGTAGCCGGCCGCGTTGCCGTTGAAGTACAGGCTCCCACTATCGGCCTGGCTGGAGTACAGCCCGCACCATCCCAGGTTGTTCTTCCAGGCATTGCCGTCTCGCGTGCCGGTGATGTAGCGCGCCTCGTAGGCCGCCGTGTTGGCTTCCCATGCGGCTTTGAAGTCGGCGTAGCACGGGTGACCTGCGGGCAGCACGGCCAGCGTTTGCGCCAGTGTGCGCAGGCACCATGCACGTCCGCGCGTTTGCCCATCGAAGAAGACCGAGCCCGACGTGTCGCGCGTGGTCTGATTCGACTGCAGGTAATTCCATGTTGCCCAAAGCACCTGCTCGTCGAGGAAATACCAGCGCCCGGTCAACAGCCACGGCAGGAACCCAAGCGATGGCTGATGCGACACATCCGGAGCCGCACTGCTGTTGACGCCACCCGTGCCATCGGGAATCGTTGGCGTTCCGCCCCAATTGATGGAGGCGCTGGGGAAACTGGTGAACTTGAGCGGCTCGTTGGTCGTTTCATCGCGGTAGTGGATGGGCCACGAACCGCCCGCCATGCCGTTGACCACGACCGCCTTGTAGGTGCGCGGATCGCCGCTGGCCACAAAGCCTGCACTCCACTGCGGCAGCACGCCAATGTGGTTTCCGAACCCCGTATCCGCCATCGCCGCCTTGGTGTTGCCAAGCCAGTTCGGCGTGTAGGTGACCGCGTAATTGGTGGTGTCGGCCAGCGCCGTGCCATTCTGCGCCGCCGTGATGTTCGGCACCATCTTGGTTTTGCGCAGGTACACCACATCATGTGCTGGCGCGATGGGTGAGCCGCCAGCCCAGTAGCTCAGGTCCGAGCCGGTCAAGAGCGGCACACGGGTGTGGTGCTTGATGTCAAGGCCCATCGCACTGAATACCTGTGTGCCGCCAATCGTCAGCGAGTAGTCGCGCACGTCGTTTGTCGGGCTCGCCACCAGCAGGTAGCCGTTCTCGATCCACGGGAAAATCTCCACCGCGCCGCCCTTGTAGAGCCGCACATCGAACCAGGCCACCAGGTGGTTTGAGCCGGCGAGTTGCTTGCGGTACAGCCAGTTGCTCATCACCGGACCAGCGCAGACGGTGCGCTGCGCAGCGCCTACCAGCGTGCCAAGCGTGATCGTCTCGGCGCCACACACCAGCGTTGTGACCGGCAAGGCCGCCGTCAGGTCGGCTTCGGTCAAGGCCGTTCCCGTGCGCGCCGTGCCGCTGGCTGACAATACAACCGACTTCAGGACGTTCGCCGTGCAGTCCGCGCGCCCAGCAATGATCGCGTGGCGCACCGAGCCATCCGGCCAGTAGGTGGTGGGCGTGGCCTGCCAGTCGGCCAGGTCGGAATCCACAAAGGTTCCGGTGGGCACGTCGCCCTGGGCGAAGACGTGGCCGAAGGTGAACGGAAGATTAGAGCCACCCGCCACCGAGGTCAAGCCGAACAGCGGCAGGGCACCCGGCGCAGGTCCCGCCACGCCGTCATCGGCACTGACCACCAGGTCACCGGATTGGCCCAGTGCCGCATCGCTTGCAGCAGTGAACACACCATTGCTGAATGTCACGCCCACCGGCAGCGTACCGGATTCGAGCGCGAAGGTTAGTGAATTGTGGTCCGGGTCAGATGCATAGCCGCGAATGTCCAGCGTGCGCCCCTGCGCCAGCGCCAGCGGCGACGACAGCCCGGCCCACACGGGCGGACGGTTCACGCCAGCAGGGTCGATCCGGCCGCCATAAATGGCTTTGCCGGATGCGGCGCTGTAGCTGTCGGAGACGGGTGCGGCCATCGTGCTTACCGATTCACATACAGCGGGGAGTTGATCGTCACCGTGAAGGTGTCGTTCGTGCTGGAGACGGTCCCGCCGAAGTCCACATACGTCACCAGTTCGTCGGCCCCGGCAGAACCCTTGTCCTTGTAGATGATCCCGCCCACGGCACCGATGGTTGTGCCAGTGAATGGGGCGGGCGAGGCAAAGGTCACTGGCACGCGGTTGTTGGCGACATCTGCGGCGCCGACTGTAGCCGTCACGGGCGCGCCGCCAGTTGGATAGCTGCCACTGGCGGCTACCTCGGTGGTGACATCGCTGCGCACGCTCCAGGCATCCAGGTTTGCCTCGGAGGGCGCGGCGGATATCAGCAGCATCTTGAAGCCGCCAGTGAAATAGGCATCAGCCGTGCGTTTTGGCAGGGCAAGAAAATTGGACGAGGGCATAGCGATCTCCGTATGGGTTAAAACTGCGCGCGCATACTGAACCTCAATGGCTTCGGCAGGGTCTGCACCTTTCCGTCTGCAAAGGTGATCTCCACCTCGCCCTCGTAGGGGCCGGGCGGGCCGGACAGGGACGTGTTGGACCAGTTGAATGTGATCTTCCCCGCAGCACCATCCGTCACATCTGCGGTGATGGTGTCGGTCAGGATGTTGGAGCCGAGCGCGCGGAACTTCAGGAGCACTGTGGAGCCGGTAACGTTGATCGGCAGCCCAGTGTTCTGGTCGGCCAGCGTCAACACAAGGGACGGTGCCGTATCCCCCTGCACCAGCATGATCTTGCTATTGCTCATGTAGTGGTCCCGGGTTACGAGGCAGTTAGTTGGGCGCCCGGCTTGGCCTGCGGGGCGGCCTTGACGGTGGCGGTGATGTCGGCCCCGAGGGCTTGCGTAAAGGCGGCGTAATGCCCTGCGGCGCGCTGCTCGTTGCCCGCAAACTCGGAATCCTTGGAATAGGCCCGATACAGGATGTAGTCCAGGAGCGCATTGGCGTTGATGTCGGGCACACCAATGTCGCCCACCACGTCGCTCCAGAGCGCGCCGGATGCAGGCTCGGCAACAGGGGTTGGCTGGCCCGCATACATCACCTCGACCTGGGCGCCAGCCAGCGCCGGCGGGTACGTCATGAAGCTCTTGGGGTCGCGCGCATCGAACATGTGGTGCTGGATGTCGATCGAGCCGGGCAGCGCGTGCCAGGCTGGCACGTAGGCGTCCAGAATCTGGCGCTGCGTCAACGTGATGGCGCCCTTCTTCGAGGTGGGCGCCGTGTTGTAGGTGATGTCCAGCAGCTTGGCCGGCTTGGGTGTCAGATTCATGGCATCCAGGCTCTGGCGCACGCCAGCGGCCAGAGTCACCGTGGCCTTGATGTTGAGCGCGTCAGGGCGGTACACCAGAATCTCGTTCTGGCCATCGTTGAGCCAGCGCACCAACTCGTCGGCCGGCCAGCGCACGCTGGTCTGGTCCTGAATCATGTCGGTGGCGCGGTGAATGATGGTTTTGGCGGCCGTGGTCATGGCATTGCCTCAGAAGTACCCCGGGCGCGCGCGCCGGGATGTTTGAGAAAACGACTGGCCGACCATCACGGCGGCCGTCGCGCAAGCCGACTCGAAGACACCCCGGTGATACTGGCTCAGGGCCAGGTTGGTGTAGGGCTTGTCCGGGTTCAGCATCAGGAGCGCCTTGGCGCCGCTGGCGATGTCGATGGCGTACTGGTCAAACAGGTCATCGGACACGCAGGTTGCGGAATTCGAGGGCTTGAGCGCCACACGCGGCACCACGGACAGGCCCGCGCACTGCTGCGGCACCACGTGGAACACAAGGCGGTCGGGCGTGACGATGCCGCGGTGCAGGCAGGGATTGGTTTTCCAGTCGTGCGGCAACTGGTCGATGCGCCACACCGGCAGATCGGTCCAGGCAATCGTGCCGGACACCGGATCCGGCGTTCCGATGGTGGCGTCCAGAATCTGGATGATCTCCTGGTCGCTCGACAGGTCGAACTCGCACTCGAGCAGCGTGGCAATCGTGGGCTGTGGGTCCAGAGACTCGTTCCAGGCCAGCGTGCGCGCGCAGAACTCGCGCGCCGCCTGGCGCAGCGCGTGGTCGGCCGCCGGATTCGGGCAACCCGGCACGTCCGGCAGCACGAATGGGTAGAAGGCGTCCCACTTCGCCATGTCAGGCGTCCTCTAGCGCAGCGAACAGCACGGCCTTGCAGTTCTGGCGCAGCCGGTCCTCGGTGAGGCCATCCACGTCGCGCTGCATGATGCCGATGGAGCGCGCGTAGACCTTGAGCTGCGCCCAAGACATCGCATCCACCGACTTCGGTACAGGTGCCACGGCCGCAACAGCCGTGGTCTTTACGGCCGCGGGCGGCGCTTTTACAGCAACCGCCCGCGGCTTGGGGCTCTGAGCGCCTTCTTTGCGCTCATACACACCGCGCGGCATGACCGCTTAGGCCCCGTTGATGGCCGGACGGCACCACAGGGTCAGGCCGATCTTGGCACCGACGACGGGCGTGCCGGCAGCGGCCACAACCTTGATGCCGACGCCGCGGTCATTCGTGGTCGGCGCGATGCGCGTGGCGCCCATCACGGCCATGCGGGCGATGCCGCCGGTCTGGCCGATGGTCGATGCGGCGATGAACTCGGCGCCACAGACGCGCGTGTTGTCCACCACACCGTAGTCACCCGACAGGATGCCGACGTTGAGAGAACTCGCGGTGGCAGTGTCGAGGTCTTCCGTGTCCAGCGTCACGTCCAGGGGGACGTAGCCGGCCGGCAGGGCCACCATCTCGATCACGTCGTTGGCGGCAACGCCAGCGGGGACGATGAAGGTGCCATTGATGGCAGTCGGTTCGTAGCCGTCGGCCGACAGAACCGGGTAGTTGGCGAGAATTTCCGCCGCTTGACGAAGAGTAGTCATTTTTTAAACTCCTGATTGAGTGAAGATGCGTGCAGGCCCACCGCCCTTGCGGGCAGCAGGTCTTGCCCGGGTCAGCTGATCGAGGTGAAGGCCGTATCAACGGACTGGACACCGAAGTCCATGCCGTTGTAATTGGTCTTGTCGAAGCCGGCGATCATGCGAATCACGATAACCTGCTCTTCGCCGTGGTCCAGATCGGACTCGGACAGCTCGAAGCGCACGTTGCCGCGCTGGCCGCGCATGCCATGGCAAACCGCCACCGCATGAGCGCCCAGGAACAGGTTGCGCACCGCCGCCGTCACACCGCCCGCGCCATAGTCGTTGAACTTGACGCAGGTTTCGTGCTCGGTGATGAGACAGCCGTTGTAGTACGCATCGCCACCCTGGAAGATGGGCGACTTGGCACCGACCGCAGCAGCCTTGGCCTTTTCAAGCGTCAGCCAGCCGGCGTCACCCACCTCGCGGCGCAGGTCGTACATCGACTCGGGCGAGGTCAGGAACACGAACGACTTCTCGCCGTCCACGTTCACCGGCTCCATGCGAGCACCCTTGGTGCCCTCGACCGCGAACATCTTCTTCGCACGCACGATGGCGCGGTCCACGATGCCCGTGCCCAGCTTGTCGGTCAGCGTGGCCTTGGTCTGGCCATCACCAACGATCAAGTGGGCCGCGTCGGGGGCACGCAGCGCGTTCGGGAAGCCGGTGAAGCCCACGGGGTAGTGCACGATCTCGTCGCCCACGCCGCGCGAACCGCTCGCCGCCATGTGGCACTGCTCGTCCTGCACCTCGGCGATGTAGTCCGACAGACGCGCCCGGGCCTGGGCGGCAATGTTGTGGCGAACCCGTTTCTGGCTCATCACATCACCGACGTTGACCAGTTGG